TATTCTGTCTGCTATTAACGTAGGCAAAATTAAGTCTATTGATGAACTGGATGAACTTTGTGATCTTGCTGTTCGTGGTCTGGATGCTCTGATTGATTATCAGTCCTATCCTGTCAAAGCAGCAGAGGTTAGTACAAAGAATCGTCGCTCTTTGGGTATTGGTTACATCGGTCTTGCACACTACCTTGCTAAGAATGGTGCCAAGTACGATTCGCAGAAGGCATATGACCTGGTTCATAAACTCTCTGAGAGGTTCCAATATGCCCTCCTATCAGCGTCTAATCGTATGTCTATGGAGAAGGGTCCTTGCGGTTATTTTGGCAAAACTAAGTACGTTGATGGAATATTGCCAATCGATACATATAAGAACGAAGTTGATGAGATTGTACCAAATGACCTACAGTGTGATTGGGAATATCTTAGGGGTAGGATTACAGAATACGGACTCCGACACAGCACTCTGTCCGCACAGATGCCATCGGAAAGCAGTTCCGTTGTGTCAAATGCAACCAATGGAATCGAACCTCCTAGAGCATACCTGTCCATTAAAAAGTCAAAGAAAGGGCCTCTTAAGCAGATTGTTCCCCAGTACAATACCCTGAAGAATAATTACACTTTGCTCTGGGACATGCATAATAATGATGGATACATTAAAGTGACTGCAGTAATGCAGAAGTTTTTTGATCAGGCAATCAGTGGTAACTGGAGTTATAATCCAGAGAACTACCCTGATAATGAAGTACCTGTTTCTGTTATGGCAAACGATCTTCTTACTACTTACAAGTATGGATGGAAGACTTCTTATTATCAGAACACATACGATGCTAAAAAAGATGGTGATGAAGAACCAACACAACAAAATGTTGATGCACTAATAGACGAAATACTTACCACCGAGGAAGATGACTGTGAATCCTGTAAGATCTGAAGTAAACCGAATGACCGTATTCAATAGCAACAAAGTAGATACTAAAAAGCAACCAATGTTTTTTGGACAACCTCTGGGAGTTCAGAGGTATGACTCATTCAAATATCCTGTATTTGATAAACTGACTCAGCAACAACTGGGTTATTTTTGGAGACCAGAAGAAGTTTCGCTACAGAAAGATCGTGCAGATTACCAAACTCTATCGGCAGAGCAGAAACACATCTTCACTAGTAACCTTAAATACCAGATCATGCTGGATTCTGTACAAGGGCGTGGTCCTGGGATGGCTTTTATCCCTTATTGTTCATTACCCGAACTTGAGTCTGCAATGACTGTATGGGAGTTTATGGAGATGATTCACAGTCGCTCCTACACTTACATCATCAAGAATGTTTATTCAGATCCCACTGAATTGTTTGATACTATCTTGGATGATGAAAAGATTCTTGATCGTGCCTCTTCTGTCACGCAATCTTATGATGACTTTATTGAACATGCTCACCAGTATGATACAAGTACCATGTGGGAACTGGCAAAGGATGGTCACTATGCAGGACAGTTTGATAGAATTGAACTCAAACGCAAACTCTATCGTGCAGTTGCTAACGTGAATATCCTAGAGGGTATTCGATTCTATGTGTCATTCGCATGTAGTTTTGCTTTTGGTGAGAACAAACTCATGGAAGGTAGTGCAAAAATCCTTTCTTTAATTGCTCGTGATGAGTCGCAACACCTTGTGCTCACTCAGAATATCCTGAATAAGTGGAAAGAAGGTGACGATCCTGAGATGCAAGTCATTGCTAAAGAGGAACAATCCTATGTGACTGAAATGTTTAAGCGTACAGTCAATGAGGAAAAGTTATGGGCAGACTATTTGTTTAAGAACGGTTCTATGATTGGTCTTAATGAACGCCTGCTGTATAATTACGTTGAGTGGATTGCTAATCGTCGTATGAAAGCAATTGGTTTGACTCCTGTATTCGATATCCCCGCTAAGAACAACCCACTGCCATGGACTGAGCACTGGTTGAACTCTAAGGGGCAGCAGAACGCCCCACAGGAGACGGAGATCGAATCCTATGTGGTTGGTGGTATCAAACAAGATGTCAAAGCCAATTCGTTCGCAGGATTCGCCCTGTAAAATAAAATCAAAAACTGTATCACCTTGAACTACCAGATAAAATGATCTATGCTATAAATAGTATTGTGATGAATTCATCACATCTTACGTTCATCCCTTCGGGGACGCAAGTAAGTCGCGGAACGGAGCGTTCATCCCATGATTGAAATTTTATTCTATTCATCGCTCACATGTGCTCAAGCTGATGCAGTTATGCTTCGGATGAGAACAAACGAGAATATTCCCCCTGAATATAAGGTGGAATTGATTGAGGTCATGAAGGAATCAACACCTGATTGCTACCCCTGGGACGCAAACGACTGAAGGAACGGGGTCTAACCACCTCACTTTCAGGAGTAACAACATGAATACACTGCAAATGGTCAAGAAGCAGATCAACAAGGCATCTGCATTACACGACGCACAAATTAGTCACACCTCATACCGTGGTGTTGAGTATAATACCCGTTGTGTAGAGTCTAAAGAAACTCACGGCACATTCTGCTATCGCGGTCGTACTTACAGCAAGTAATTTATTATTTGCATACGAACACAAAGCACCTCTAGGGGTGCTTTTTTGGTATAATAAATACTGACAACCTATACAGGAGAGTCATGAAACTTTTTCTGGACTGTTCTGACCCAGATCTAATTGCCTCTGCATTTGAGACTGGACTAATCGATGGAGTTACAACAAACCCCAGTCTAATGTTGAAAGCAGGAGAAGATCCTAAGCACATTATCAAAGAAATCTCAGCAATCTTTCCATGGAATGCTTCAGTATCTGCTGAAGTAGTTGGAGATACTGCAGAAGAGATGCTTGATATGGCACAGGAGTATCTGGAGATCGGACCAAATATTACTATCAAAGTTCCATGCACAGTGGAAGGACTGAAAGCATGTAGAGAACTAGCAGACGACGATGTTCAAGTAAATGTCACATTAGTTTTTAGTACAGTACAAGCAATCCTTGCTGCAAAAGCAGGAGCAACATATGTCTCACCTTTTGTTGGTAGAGTATATGACCAGCATTGGAACGGGATATATCTGATTGAACAGATTGCAGATGTATTTGCAACGCATCAGGTCAAAACAGAAATCCTTGCAGCATCTATCAGAGATCCTATTCAAGTAACAGATGCCTTTAAAGTAGGTGCTGATATTTGTACAATCCCATTACCTATGTTCTATCAACTCTACAAACATATTCTTACCGATAAAGGTTTAGAACAGTTTGATAAAGATTGGACATCACTACAAGAGAAAATCTAATGCCTAGGTCACAAATGTTGAAGATTGATATGGAAGCTCGTCTCCATAAACTGAAGACAGAGTTATATGAAATGGAAAACCATACAGGCAAAACTGGTCAGTGGTGTGATGGTGCTCATTATGCATACAATGAAGTCTTAAAAGTCCTACAAGAATATCGAGTATGAATAAAAACAATTTAAAAGTCTTGATACACGATCTTGAAGTTGCTCTATACGAACTCAAGGCAGAAGTTTACTTCGATACAGAATCTTACCTAGATAGTGAGAATGTGAGACGAGTACACACATACGATGACGACGGAGAAACCGACTAATGAAAAAGAAGTTGATTATGAAAACCCCTGGATTTATGATGGACAACCTTTTCTATCTAAAGACATTAACGATTATTATGGGTTTGTCTATTGTATTACAAATAGCCTCACTGGGAAGAGATACATCGGCAGAAAATACTTTCAGCAGTTACGAAAGCCTAGAACTGGAGGTAGGAGAGTTAAATCTGAAAGTGACTGGAAACGTTACTACGGAAGCAGTGCTGAATTATCTGAAGAGCGGAAGCGGTTCGGGAATCTTGCCTATAAACGGGATATAATTAGCCTACATAAAACCAAGGGACTCACAAACTTTGAAGAGACCCGACAATTATTTCTCAATAATGTACTTACGGAGGCATTTGACGATGGCACACCAGCGTTTTACAACTCAAACATCCTTGGCAGGTACATGCGTAAAGACTATTTCAAAACTGGCACAACCGATGCTTGACGCTCGCTGATCCGTCTGGTATAATTACAGGGTAGTCACGAGATTCCTCCAATGAACACCGAGTTCTACGAACAGCAGCAAGAAGATGCCAAAGACGTGCTGATGGATTTATTCATCGATCAGTTACATGCTTATGCTGAGTTGCAAACTGAAGAGGATTTTGAACTTACTACCACTGGGTCAGTAGCTCAGATGGATAGAGCAACTGCCTTCTAAGCAGTCGGCCACAGGTTCGAGTCCTGTCTGACCCGTTGCCCTTCGGGGCATATGGTCTACCAGAGGTAAAGCATATGACTACAACACAGAAGTTTTCTTCCTGTCTCGACATCCTTTCGGAAGCAGTTGACAGACAAGTAACACTTGACATCGAGTACCCTATTCTTTATAATACCATTTTGAAATTTTATGAGGAGAAAGGTGTTGATTTTTACGGTGATGTAGATGAGGATTATGATATCCTCTTAACCAAACTTGAACAAGACTTATATGATGTTACAGCAAACGCTTGAATCTATTGCAAAGAATGAACTCTACATGGGGTACATCTTTGGTATTATGATCTTGGGTGGTTTCATCCGTGATTATTCTGCGTTGGAGGATATTTATTCTTTAGCAAGGAAGTATATTACAGATAATCGTATCCTGGTTATCATTACTTCCTTACTTGGAGGTATCCT